CAAAAGGCGGCTTGAATGCCAAGGGTAGATCATCTTATAATGCAGAAACTGGTGGTAATCTGAAGCCGCCAGTAAAGTCGGGGGATAACCCTCGCAGAGCAAGTTTCTTGGCTCGTATGGGTGGCAATGATGGCCCTGAGTACGACAAGAAAGGTGAACCAACAAGACTGCTTCTTTCGCTCAAGGCATGGGGTGCAACCTCAAAGGCTGACGCAAAGGCAAAAGCTAAAGCTATATCCGCAAGGAATAAGGCAAAGGCGAAATGAGAGCATTATCAGTTGGAGTTAGTCCCGCAGCGGCAGTAGACACTACAGTCTATACCTGTCCAACGGGTTATTACGCCAAATTTACTGTGATGTATATTCACAATACTGGCGGCTCAACCAAGCATATAACTGTTCAATGGTTTGACGCAAGTGCTAACAGCACAATAGATATATTAACCACATATGACTTTACTTCAAAACAATATTTACAGTTTGATGGTAATGCCTACATTGTCTTGGAAGAAGGCGACAAAATAAAAATTACTACACAATCAGCAAGCAGTTTCAGTTTTATTGCAACCTTTGAACAAATAGGATTAACAAGACAATGACTTATTTAGAACTTGTAAATGATGTCCTCATAAGGTTGCGTGAGACAACAGTGGCTACTGTTACCGAAACATCTTACTCAACACTAATTGGGAAGTTTGTGAATGATGCCAAACGTCAAATTGAAGATGCTTTTGCTTGGAATGTTCTAGGCACTACTATTACGTTGTCTACTACTTCTGGCACATACTCTTACTCTTTAACTGGGTCTGGTCAGAAGTTCCAAGTTATTGATGTTATCAACTCCACTAGCAATATTGGTATGAAGAATATTGATTTTGCTTCAATGAACAGAAAGCAGAATTTCTCTACCCCTGTTAGCGGCATTCCATCAGAGTTTGCCTTTGATGGCGTTGATGGTAGCTACGACACTAAGGTAACGCTTTATCCTCGTCCTGATGGCGTGTATAGCATCCCATTTAGCTTGGCAGTTCCACAAGCCACTTTGTCTAGTGACTCCACTGTTGTGCTTGTCCCTGACGTTTTAGTGGTTCAGAATGCCTATTCTCGTTCTTTGGTAGAGCGTGGTGAAGATGGTGGTTTGTCATCATCTGAAGCATACCTGTTATATAAATCTATGTTGTCTGATTACATTGCTTTGGAAGGCACTCGCTATCCTGAGAATCAGGAGTTTGTTGCAGTATGACGCAAAATTTGCAGACTTTTAGTGTTCAGGCTCCAGGCTTTTTTGGCTTAAACACTCAAGACTCTCCTCTAACATTAGAGGCGGGGTATGCTTCAATTGCCACTAATTGCGTGATTGACCAATATGGACGTATTGGCGCTCGTAAAGGCTACTCAAGGGTTAATTCTTCAAGTGGTAATCTTGGTTCAAATGATGTAAAGGTCATTCATGAACTTGTTCAGCTTGATGGAACATTGACTGTATTGTTTGCTGGCAACAACAAATTATTCAAACTCAGTTCTACAAATACAGTTACAGAGTTGACCTATGGTGGGGGGGGTACTGCGCCTACTATTACGGCAAGCAATTGGCAATGTGCATCCTTAAATGGAATTACATACTTTTTTCAAGCAGGATTTGATCCATTAATTTACGATCCTGCTGTAAGCACCACCACATATCGCAGAGTCTCAGAAAAGACTGGCTATACAGGTACAGTTCCTTTGGCAAACATTGCTATATCTGCCTTTGGTCGTTTATGGGTGGCAGAAACAACCTCAGACAATGTAACAATTACCTTTTCTGACTTGCTTACTGGTCATAATTGGACAGGTGGGACTTCAGGTACTTTGGATGTTTCACGGGTTTGGCCTAATGGTTCGGATCAAATTGTAGGACTTGGCGCACACAACAATTTCTTAATTATCTTTGGTAGTCGCCAGATATTGGTCTATGAAGGGGCAACAACTCCATCCACAATGTCTTTGTCTGACACTATAGGCAATATTGGTTGTTTAGCAAGGGATACCATAGTTTCAACGGGATCAGACATTGTTTTCTTGTCTAACTCTGGTGTTCGCAGTCTGATGCGTACCATTCAAGAGAAATCAGCACCTTTGCGTGATTTATCTAAAAATGTGCGTAATGACTTGATGGGTTATATATCTGGCGAAACAAAATCTAATATCAAAGCTGTTTATTCTGAAGTCAATGCGTTTTACCTTTTAACGCTTCCTGTTGGAAAACAAGTCTATGTATTTGATACAAAGGCGCAGTTACAAGATGGTTCAGCTAGGGTAACGACTTGGGATAGCATTGAACCAACTGCATTGTTGTCTCGCAGAAATGGGGACTTGTTGATTGGTAAGAATGGGTATATTGGTAAGTATGGAACTTACCTTGACCATGCCTCTACTTATCGCTTTCAGTATTACACCAACTATGCTGATCTTGGCGATCAAAATATCACATCTATATTGAAGAAGATTTCTGTGGTTGTGATTGGTGGAACTAACCAGATAATTACTATTAAATGGTCGTATGACTTTTCTGCACAATATTACGCAACACAAGCAACTATTCCCATATCTACAGTAGCAGAATATGGAATTGCTGAATATGGTGCAAATGGAGTTCCTGTGGCGTACTACTCATCAGGCATCCAGATCGGAACTTTGGTAGGTCAAGCATCAGGATTTGGCAAAGTTGTGCAAACAGCGTATGAAATTGATATAAATGGTTCTGCTGTGAGTATCCAGAAGATTGAGATTCAGGCTAAAAATGGAAAACTTGGTTAAGGAATAAATATGGCTAATTACACGAAAACCACCAACTTTGCATCAAAAGATGCCCTTGCTTCTGGCAATGCTTCAAAGGTTGTCAAGGGAACTGAGATTGACACAGAATTTACAAATATCCAAACAGCTATTGCTTCAAAGGCAGATGGAACATTTTCAAACTTCTCTTTTGTTGAAGCATCAAATGTGTTGTATATCTACAATATATCGACACCTGTAGCAAAGATTGATGCCTCTGGTAATTTGACTGTGATTGGTAATGTCATAGCAAATGGAACTGTTTAAAGGAAAAAAAATGCCAAGTCTTTTTAACAATCAATATAACAATCTTGCGTCAAAGGGCAGATATGGCGACACCATGCTCGCCCATATCAATCCTCAAGAGGCGGCATTATTAAAGTCTATGGGTGGCGCTGGTACTGTTAATCCTCAAACTGGTTTGCGTGAGTTTTATGGTTTGGGGCAATTTCAATTTTTGCCACAAATTGAGCCAGAGCCACTGCCATCATTAGGCCAAGCGTTAGCTCCCGAATCATTGGCAAATCTCGCCACTCAATTAAATACAACTACAGTTCCGCAAGAGTTACTTGGCTTTGGAAGGGGTGGCGTAATACCAGCATACGAGAAAATTGCACCAGAATTTGACCAATATGCAGATAAAGACTATACGAGGCCCTTGAGTGGTATTAATATTACAGGCTACACAATACCTAGTGATCAAACATTTCAAGGAAAACCACTTGAAGCAAAATATGACCCAAAAGGTAATTTTCAATATTTGACAGTTGCTGGCGGCGATTATTTACAAGTTGACCCCAATCAACCAAACATAGTTGCTGCACCAAAAATAAATGCAAAAGGCGAGTTAATTGACTATGGAGTCTTTGATTTAAATGATCAGGATAGTGGTGGCTTTGGTGACTTTGTCGGCGGTCTAATCTCAGACTTTGGCCCAATGATTTTGGCTGGTTTGGGTGCTAATTATTTAGCTGGTAGTGGTCTATTTGGTGCTGGTGCGGCGGCTCCTGCGGCTGGTGGAACATTAGCTGGCATGGGTACTGGTGCGGCGGGTGCGGCGGCTACAGCAGCAGCCACTGGAATACCCTTGGCTGCATTAACTGCTGGCGGTGCAACAGAAGCAGGATTGTTGGCTGGTGGTGGTTCAGCAGGTGGTTTAGCTGGAATGGGTACTGGCGCTGCTGGAGTAAATGCAACTGCTGCTGCTACTGGATTAACTCCTGCTGCTTTAGGAGTTACTGGTCTTACAGCGGCATTACCAATTACTAGTGTTCCTACTCCACCTACTGGTGGTGGTGGTGGTTATCCTGCTGCGCCTACTGGAATTCCTGCTGCTGTTTCTGCGGTTGGTAGTTCAATTACTCCAAGTATGTTGGATTCCATTTCAAAAGCAACTGGAATATCGGTAGATACTTTAAAGACTTTTGGCCCATCTGTTATCCAAGGTTTGATAGGTGCTGGTGGCTCTTATTTAACGTCTGAACAAGCCAAGGAAGCGGCACAAACACAAGCTGATGCACAGATTCGTGCGGCACAAATTGCGGCTGATGCGGCTAGGTTTAGACCTGTTGGCGTGACTACTCGTTTTGGTTCATCTAACTTCCAAACTGATGCACAAGGTAATGTTATTGGTGCAGGATATACACCTAGTCCTGAGATTCTTGGTTACCAAAACCGATTGTCTACATTGGCTAATCAAGGTTTAACTGATGTAGAGGCCGCTAGAACCGCTTATCAGCCTTTAACTGGTGCAGCACAGAACTTGTTCAGTTTGGGTCAAAGTTACCTTGCTAAAACACCAGAGCAAGCTGCACAAGACTACATCACCAAGCAACAGGCTTTGCTTGCGCCTAGCCAAGAGAATCAACTTGCGTTGTTGCAGAATAAACTACAGCAACAAGGTCGTGGTGGTTTATCTGTTGCTCAAGGAGGTAATTTGGGGGCTACAACTCCTGAAATGCAAGCCTATTACAACTCTATTGCTCAAAGCAATTTGGCTCTTGCTGCAAATGCAGATCAAGAAGCTAGAAACCGCATTCAGTTTGGTGCTGGTTTATTTGATACAGGTGCTGGTTTGCAAGGTAAATACTACACTGGTCAAACAGCGGCTTATTCACCATTTACCACTGCTATAGATACCTCATCAGGACTTGAGAGATTGGCTCAACAGCCTTTGGACTTAAGCACTGCTATTGGTCAAAAGGTCAGTACAGCAAATGCTAATGTTGGTCAATTAACTGGTCAGGGCATCATCAATGCGGCTGGAACAATGGCTCCAGCAAATGCTTATTCTTTAGGTGGAAATCTTTTGTCTGGTGCGGCAAGTAGTCCTGTGCTTGCTGGCGCAGTGAATAAAGCATTTGGTAATACACAACCAACACAACAGCAATACACATATAACCAAGCTACAAAACAATTTGAGCCTGTTCAACAATCAGTTTGGTCGACTTAAGGAGAAAAGAAAATGGCATCAGACATCTTAGGATTGTTTACCTCTCCTCAACAGTACCAACAAAATCAGTTGGCACAGGTTCAGAATCGTGCTTTTCAAGAAGTGCAGTTAAGTCCATTTCAACAAGCGGCTTTAGGTGCTAGGACTGCTGGTTATCAGTTAGGTCAAGGCATTGGTGGTGCTTTGGGTGGTCAAGACCCACAGCTTCAAAAGATTTCTCAACGTCAGCAAATACTTGGGATGATTGACCCAAACAACCCTGATTCATTTGCCCAAGCCATTCAAGCTGCATTACAGGTTGGAGATCAAGAAGCTGCTTACCTGTTACGCAATGAGATGATGAAGGTGAAGGAACAGGCTCAAGAACAAGAGATGCAAGGGTTTAAGAGAACTGATTACCTAACTCAGCGTGGTATGGGTATGCAAGCACAAGGTCTTACCAACATGGCTAATGAGTTGGTTGGTCAACTCAAGAACGCTGATGGCACTATCAATGAGCAAGTTAAGGCCAAATTGCTTTCATTCCCTCAAGGTCGTGCGGCTATATCTGAGCAAGCTAAAGTTCTTCCTGCTTTACGTCAATTGGGTGCGGCTGGTGCAGTTGAAGATGACCCGTTCAAAATATTTATTGAAGACGCAACTATCCCTGAATCTGTAAAAATTAGTGCAAGACAATATTCAGACAGTTTTAAAAAGGGAACTATTGACCCTGAAAAGGTTGATGGCATAGTTACCAAATTGGCAGAGTCAACTCAAAGAGTTCAACAGTTTGAGCAAAATCAGGCTCAGATTAAATCTAATCAAGCACTGATGGATAGTTATAGACAGCAAGGTCTTCAAAATTCTCAAGCGTATCTTGCAATCGCACAATCTAATAATGCTCTTGCACAACAGAATGCTGCATTTAATCGTCAAATGAAGCAGGATGAAATTGTAAGAAAACAAGAAGAAAAAGCCAATAAACCTCTTAGACCAGACTTAGCTAAAGATGAGGAAGCTGACTATGCTAGGGCTAGTGAGGCAAGGAATCTTGCTGTTGAAGCATATGATTATGTAAACAGCATCAAAGCTGGCAACATTAAGTTTGGATTGAAAGATCGTGCTTCTATTGCGGCTAGAAGTGCATTGGGTTCAAATGACCCTGATGTAGTTGCTAGAAATGATTTTGAGAGATTTAAGACCCGTCTTGTAAATGAGTCTTTGCGTCTTAATAAAGGAACTCAAACTGAGGGTGATGCACAGCGTTCAATCAAAGAATTGCAAGGTGCTGAATCTGAGGTTGATGCTGCTAAAGCAATTAATACACTTGCGGAACTTAACGCTAGAAAAGTATCAGATGCACAAAAATCAATTGAAAGACGCAGGGTTAATGCTGGTTCTAGATTACCTGAAGTACCAATTGAGACATTAAGATTTGAACCGCAAACATTTACACAACAAGATGTTGATTCATTTTTGAAGAATCCAAAGTATCCATCAGGAACTATTTTTGTTGACCCCAAAGGGACTAGAAGGGTGAAACCATAATGACAGACTACACAAAATTACCCTTGGCTGAAGGTGAAGCTAGAACTTCAGTATTTCAAGAAAACACTAAATATTCACCAGTTGCTGAGTCAGCAAGGGCATTTGGTCAAGGCTTGACCTTTGGCACTTTGGATGAACTTGAAGCGGCATTGCGTACAGGTTCTATTAGTGGTGCTGACTATGAGCGTCAACGAAATCAATTGCGTGAACAGCAAAAACAGTTTGGTGAAGATATGCCATTAGTTAAGACTCCATTGGAGTTAGCTGGTGGTGTTGCTTTACCTTTTGGTGCAGCCCGTCAAGTTGCAAAGTTAGCACCTGAGGCTCAAGCATTGGTTACAGGTACATCGTTAACGGGTCAGGCGGGTCGTGGTACTGCTGTTGGTACTGCTACTGGTGCTTTATCAGGGTATGGATATTCTGAGAAAGATGCTGTTTCTGACACTGTTATGGGTGGTATTTTTGGCGGTGTTTTGGGCGGTACTGTTCCTATCATTATTGATAAGGCTGGCTCAATCATCAAGAATGTTCTTAACGCATCAGGCATTGGTGAACAAGAAACTGCCGCATCAAAGATGCTTGCTAACTATATGCAAAAGGATAATCTAACTCCACAAGAAGCACAGGCAGCATTAGATGAGATGCGCCGCATTGGTGTACCTAATCCCGTCATTGCTGACTTAGGTAAAAACTTACAAGATTTAGCCTATAACGCATACATCGTCCAATCCAAAGCCAAGGGTACTACTGCAAATTTCCTTGAAAGCCGATTGATTGACCAACCAAACGACATTGTTAAGGGATTGGTTGAAAAAGCAGGATTGGCTAAGAATGTTAACGGCTATGAGTATTTGACTGCACTTGCTGAGAATCAAGCAAGCAAAGCAAATGCAGCATACCCAAATGCTTATAGACTTGCTATTGATGCACAACCATTCAGAACTTACGTTGATAGACCAGTATTTATTGAGGCTTATAAAGAAGCTCAAAAACGTGCGGCTGTTAAAGGTGAAACATTGCCACCCCTTGATTCAATTCGTAATGCTCAATCTGTACCAACAGATTTATTGCATCAAATCAAGATTGGCTTAGATCGTCTTATTGAAAAAGAAACAGATGCTGTAACAACTAAAGTAACTGGTTATGGTCGTGATCTTATAAACGTCAAAAATGAATTCAATGACAAAATTAAAGTATTGAACAACGATTACAAACTTGCCAATTCTGAATTTGCTGATGCTGAAAGAATACAAAAATCATTTCAGATGGGTCAGAAGTATCAGCAATTAGACACTAAGGAAGCTGTTGCCAATATCAAGAAAATGAATGCTGATGAAAAAGAAGCGTTCAGACTTGGGTTGATGGCAAACATCAATGAAAGAGTTGGTGACTTTAAGAGTGGTGACTTTACTCGTCAAATCTTTAAATCAGACAACCAAAAGTTGCTTATTCGTAATGCCTTTGCTGATACTGTTGATGCCAATGGAAAAGTAGTTAAGTCAGCGCAAGATGCCTATACAGATTTCTCTCAATACGTTAAAGGTCTAGAGCAACAAAGCAAGACAGCTAAAAAGATTATTGGCGGGTCACCTACTGGAGAGCGTTTATCTACTCAAGAAGAAGCTAGTGCTTTAGGAGGCATCACGCAAAGTCTTACAAGTGGTAGCTTAACTGGTACGGCACTTGGCTTGCTGAAAACTGGTTTAGCCAGATCAAGAGGCATTAGCGGTGAAACATCAGAGGCATTGCAAAAGCGATTGTTTAGAGTTGACCCTATTGAGCAAAGAGCAGTGCTAGATGAATTGAATCGTAGGGCAAGGAAAAAGCCTACAGGCTTGCTATCTGGTGCTGCCGCTCTTGGCACTGCCACAGGCATCTTAGGAGACTGAAATTGATCCGATATCTCTATGCCTCCTTGCTGGCTCGCTGGTTAAGAGTATCCAGTCATCTGTCGATTTGTATAAACAAACTCGTGAGCAGTTTGTCTCTATTAAAAAGACTGCTGATGAAGTTGTTGCCATTGGTAAAGAACTTAAAGGATTTTGGGGTACGTTGCGGAAGCTATTTGGTGGTAGTCCCAAGCCTCAAGCTACAAAGTCTGCGGCTCAAGCTAAAAAGTCTGAGTATGTCAATGTTGATGAAACTGAAGTCAAAGCAAAAATCGTAAAGGATTTAAGTGCATTCTTCAAATTACAGGCACAGTTAGCAGAACATATAAGGGAATCAGAGGAACGATCTAGGACTGTAGTTTTTGCTGATGATGTAAACATCATGGAAGAATCGCTCAACAGAGTGCTTGCAGCGCAAGAAATGGAAAGGATGGTCGTTCAAATAAGAGAGGTGATGGTATATGGCGCTCCTGAGATGGGTGCTTTGTATTCAGAAGTCTTCTCCATGAGAGACATCATTGCGGCAGACCAAGAGAAAGCAAGGAAGAATCGGGATGCAGAAATATGGCAACGAAAGCAAAAGGAGCGTCTTCTAGCCGAAAAACAAACGTATCTAATGGTGACTATCCTCTGCCTCCTATATTTGTGGCTTCTGATAGCGTTCATAAGCAAGATTGGGAGAACGTAGTGGGATGGATTGCTTGTTGTGTTCTCGTAATATTGCTGTTGCCAATTATGGGCATAATTCTGCTTGAAACTCTAGAGGCAAAGCATCAGGTCAACCAACAGGTACATAAGGTAGAACAGCTAAGACGCAAAGTCGAGAACTCTGAAAGGAATAAGAATCGTGATAAAGAGCCTAGCAATAACTCTGACAATCCTGTTGTTGACAGGGTGTCAAGATAGATTCAGATACCCTTGCCAAGACCCTCAAAATTGGTCTAACACTGAATGTAAGCCCCCAGTATGTACCGCTACAGGTACTTGTCCAGAGCAACTCGTTAAACCCGAACAGGAGAAAAAGTAATGCCTACCATTGGATACAAACCTAATAACCGCCTCAGTGCTGAAGAAATTGAAGTCAGGATTTGGGCAATCGTCATCTTCTCATTGACTATGATTCTTCTTGGCTCTGTTGCCATGTTCTTGTATAGCGTTTCATTTGTGACGCAACCCATGAATGGAATGGCAGCAATAGACAAGGTTTACACCCAACAGATCAATACAATCATGGTCTTCATCACTGGTGTTCTTGGTGGTGTTGCTGGTCGCAGTGCTGTTTCAGCCAGTGCCAAAGCTATTGCCAAGGCAGAATCCAATGACAACGATGAACCTCCAGCACCATGAGCATCTTTAATCCTTGGGTGCTGTTAGGCATCCTGATGGCGGTAGTTGGGTCGTTTGGTGGTGGTTATCTCAAGGGGTCAGATGATGAACTTACTCGTCAACAACTTGAGATTGCTGCCCTAAATGCTGAAGCTAGGGTTAAGGAACAAGCCCTTATCACTGCTATTCAGACCCAATCTACTAAACTTCAAAAGGCAAATCAAGATGCAAAACTTGCTCAACAAAAGCGTAATGCTGACATTGACTCTGGCGCTCTCAAGCTGCGGCTTCCTGTCAAAGCCCCCGTCTGCCCCGTACCAACCTCCGATGATCCCCCCGCTACCCCCAGAGATAGCGTTCAAGCAACAGCCGAACTTGACGGAGAGACTGCTAAATCTCTTGTCGCCATCACAGACCAAGGAGATGCCAACACAAGACAACTCAACGCCTGTATCGATGCCTATAACGCCGCCTACCAAACCCTGAAAGGAACAAAATGAACTTATCTGCCAACTTTACCCTCAAAGAACTAACCAAGTCTGACACAGCCACTAGGTTGGGTCTGGACAATACGCCTGATGATGAGGCATTGGAAAACTTGAAGACTCTTTGCGAAAAGGTGCTTCAGCCTGTGCGTGAACACTTTGGCAAATCAGTTACTGTGAACTCAGGTTATCGTAGTCCTGAGTCCAATGCGGCTGTTGGTGGTTCTAAGACTTCAGACCATTGCAAGGGTCAAGCTGCTGACATTGAGATTGATGGCTTGCCTAACCATGAATTGGCTCAGTGGATTATGGATAACTTGGACTACACCCAATTAATCTTAGAGTTCTATACCCAAGGTCAACCAAACTCTGGTTGGGTACACGTTTCCTATGACCCAAACAACCTCAAAAAGCAGGAATTGACTGCTGTTAAGGTGGCAGGGAAGACCCAGTATCTGAATGGACTACAGGCTTAATTAGCCTCTTGCAGAAGTGTTTAGGGGTGAGGTGTTCATACAAGATCACCTCACCGCACTTCTCACATAACCAAGCTACGCCCATATCTACAGTGGTTATCTTGTTGCCACGTTGACCATTCTGTCGCCCGTAGAAGGTTCTTATCTTGCGTATCACTTCTGTAATTTAGCCCGTGAATAAACATTAACTTGCTGCTTAGATTCAAGTTCCATTCTAGCCCGTACAGCTTGACCCCATGCTCTACCCTGAGAAATCATCCTGAGTTCTTTGTCCCTTGACCAAATTGAGGGAGTGCCATCTTTCCAATCAAATACGTTTTTTGGTTGTGTCATTTCTTTGTTTCCTTAATCTCTTTCTGTATCCCTGCACTCATTTGTAAAAACATACGCATCCACTTAATGCCACCTAAACGCTGGTACTCAGCAAACTCTGATTGGGTGAGGCGCAACGTGATGGACTTACCTAGTTCTGTCTTCTCTTTCATGTCTTCATGTTCCTGATGTAGATCGTCAGAGAGTCAATCGTATCTTTCCCAAAACCTTTCTGCATCTTCTCAACCTCTAAAGCCACTTCTTCAATGACTTGATTGCGGTCTTGATAGACATAACCATCTAGGCTTTGAATCTGACGCTTGCGGCTCAATGATTTGCCAGCATTCACCTCTACTATTAACTTGGGTGCTTCATCTGTCATAGTATTCACCCTTTAACTCAGCAATCAAACTGGTAAGTCTCAAGATGCGTTTCTGGTTGTACGCAACGATTGATTGAGCGTATTCAACAGCACTCTCACCCTGCATCTTGGAATGCTGTGCTTCAATCAGTTCCTTTTCAGCTACTTCCAAAGGTGTTCTTGCTCGTAGCAAATCCTTAACGTATTTGATGGTGAGTTCTCGCCAGTTCATGCTTTTTCCTTTTATTGATTTGAGTCGCAAGAATGATTCGTTCAATCTTCTTGCACATATATCGGTTGTCAGGTGTTCTTGTAAATTCGCAAACTGGACACTTGACTACTCGTCTGGCTCCTTGTTTATGAGATACAACGCAAACCCTATGGAAACGCAAATTCCCAATGCGAACCCTGTAATCCCTATCACTGTTACCCATACGACTGTTTCCAACATTAGTCTTCTCCTTTGGTTTGCTATCTAATGAATCAAAGTACATCAAAGACACTGCACAGGCAGCGGCAATGATGAACTTGATGATGGTATTCATTTGCTTTCAGCCGCTAACAGGTCGAGTTCCAAGGCTTTCATCTGTTCTTTGATGATGGTCATTTCCTCTTCCATCAAGTCAATTTTCTTCTCTAGACGCTTTCTGGTCATGCTTTCTGCATGACTCCATCCAATCACAACTGCCTGATTAGCAACTTTGATAATCAACTCTTTCATGTCAGACCTCGACAGAATGCCCCCTGCGTAGCAAGCTGGCACAAACTTGTCTGCGAGTTCAGTGATCTCTGTTTCCATGTTCATGTTGACCACCATGCAGCCAAAAGAACAGCTAGACCAATGCCGATAGCAATGGCGGCAAGAATGTCGGGGATTGTTTCTTTCATTTATGTACTCCTGTTTGGTTGCTGACAGTTGCTAATCCTATAGAGTTTGACTACTTAGTCAACCCCCTTGTATTTAATCCCACACATTTAACTAGGGTATTTGGTCAAATAACACTTGACTAATCAATCCAATGCTTCCTAGAATCCTTACCCATGAACACTCCAACCATGCAAACCATTGAAAACATTAGGGAAAAGGCTGAAAAGGCTGGCTTCACCATCACCGATGTTGCCCGTTACGCTGGCTTTGACCCCTCTCAGGTATCCCGTTACGCCACTGGTAGAACCATACCATTGGTGACTTCAATACAACGCTTAGAAGAGTCGGTAGATTCCCTAATTCAGCAGCGTCTTGAAGCCTTGAATGGGCGTACAGAATGATTCACTATCATGGCACACCAATAACGCCAATGAAAGCAATTGAAACAATGGGGGGAAAAAACTTTTGTATTTCTTTTGCTTGCCCTCAAGATTTAAAACGCTGTTTACGTTTAGGTCAATCTTTAATGTTAGACAACGGAGCATTTAGCACCAAAACAAGGGGATTGGAATTCAATTTAACTGGATTTTATGAGTGGGTTGAGCCATTGCTGGCGCATCCACATTGGGCGGTTGTCCCTGATGTAATTGATGGGACTGTTGAACAACAAAAAGAGATGGTTAAAACTTGGTGTTTCCGTAAAGAATTTGGAATTCCTGTATGGCATTTAGGCTTGCCAATTTCATATTTGCTAGAGTTATGTGACCAGTGGGGTCGAGTTTGCTTTGGCTCTGCTGGAGAATATTGGCAGATTGGCACTACTAAATGGTGCGGCAGGATGGATGAGGCATTCAATGCCTTGGTTAAAACCTATGGAAGACAAATACCTTGGGTACATGGAATGAGAATGCTTGGGCAGTCTAATGGCCCTTGGCCTTTGGCAAGTGCCGACTCAACAAATGTAGCTTTACACCATGCCGAACATATTGAATGTGCTGGCTGTATGGCAAAAAGAATTGATGCAAAAAACCCCCCAACACTTTGGCAAGAAAAACCACTACAGGAGAACTTACTATGATTTACGCAGGAATTTACATTGCCGCACTGGTTGCTGCTAACCTTTTGGTGGCTTGGTTAGGTGTTTGGTTTAGCTTGGTCAATGCCTTTATCTTGATTGGACTTGACTTGTCTTTACGAGACAAACTGCATGACCTGTGGGAAGGCGACAAGTTACCCATAAAGATGGGCGGCTTGATTGCAACAGCAAGCATTGTTTCTTATGCCATCAATCCAGCAACAGGGATGATTGCATTTGCTTCCTTGGCGGCTTTTAGCCTGTCTATGGTTGCTGATTCATTGGTCTATCGCTACCTCAAAGATAAAGAATGGATGATTCGGGTTAATGGGTCAAATGTTGCTGGCTCTGCTGTTGACTCTGTAGTGTTCCCAACTATTGCATTTGGCGGTCTGATGCTTGAAATTGTTGCACTGCAATTCATTGCCAAAGTTGGCGGTGGATACATTTGGTCACGCATCTTCAAGAGATTTCTATGACCACCACAGTCTTCAGCCCAAGGCGAATCATTGGCATTGACGTAGGCTTGAATGGCGCTATAGCCATGATGCAAGGCGAAACCCTCACAGGTGTAGTCGATATGCCAACTGTCTGCCTTGAGCGTAATGGGAAGTCAAAGAGGCAGATTAGCATCCCCGAACTGATTGCCATCCTTGATCTGTTTAAGCCTGAAGAGGCTTTTATAGAGCGTGTTTTTGCTAGAAGTGGGCAGGGCGTTACCAGCGTTTTTTCGTTTGGGCGCAGCCTTGGTGCGATTGAGGGTGTTATTGCCGCTAGATCAATTAAGACCACCCTTGTTCTTCCACAGGTTTGGATAAAGGCTATGGGAGTCTCAGGCGGCAAAGATGGCGCTAGAGCAAGGGCAATGGAAGTCTTTCCTTGGAATGTTGACCTGTTCAAACGGGTCAAAGATGATGGCAGAGCAGATGCGGCACTGATAGCAGCTTGGGGGCTAAGACATGGATGACAAAGAACGGCAAACCTTGCGCCAGCATATCGTTTGGCTAGGCTCACAGCTTGAGCAAGAGCGTAAGCAAAACCAACAGACTGTAGTCTTCATCAAGCGTCTACTTGACCCTGAAGACTTAGGTCATGCAGTATCAAACGAGACAAGGCAACTCGCCTATCAGTTACTCATTGAAAACCATCACATTGAAAGAGCATCATGGCAATCAAACAACTAAGCCTTAGAGCATCAGCGGCATCCCGATGGATTGCCTGTCCCGCCAGTGCAAGGCTCTCAGCATTGATGCCTTATGTAGAAGGTGGCGAGGCGGCAAAGATTGGGACTGCCATTCATGCCTTGGCAGAGACTTGCTACAAGCTAAATTCTGACCCTATGAATTCAATGGGTACAGTCGTGGAAGGTATCGCCATGACTCAGGAAAACTGTGAGATGGCACTTATGCATCTGATAGCAATTTCGGCGATTGAAGATGAACTTGGCAAGGGTAGCGTTATTGTTGAGAAGTTCCTGTCTTATCAAGACACTTCTAAGGTCAAGGTGGGCGGTACAACTGATGTCATTGGCATCGGTAAAGACAAACGCAAACTCATCATTGCAGACCTAAAAACTGGAAGGGGTTTTGTTGATGCTGACAATGACCAGCTACGCCTTTACGCATTGGCAGCTTTGGAAGTCGAGCAACTCTACCAAGATATTGATACTGTCGAGTTGTGGATCATCCAACCCCATCATGGTGAGGTGAGAAAGCACTCAATGACAACGCAAGAACTTGTAGATTGGGAGCATTACGTCCTAGTCCCTGCTATTGAGAATTCCTTGAACCCACTCTTTCAACCCGTCCCATCTGATGCTGCTTGTCAATACTGCAACGCAAGAACTATCTGCCCTGCACAAGCAAACATCGCTGAAGTTGTAGCTACAGCACCGCCTGTAGAGATGCTCTCAGAGGCGCAAATCAGCGTCTTGCTGACAAAGTTTGACATGGTTGAGGGGTACATCAAGGCGGTAAGAGAACACGCCTTAAAACGCATGGAATCAGGCTCTGTCATTGATGGCTGGCAACTGCAACCTAAGAGAGCCTTACGTTCATGGACAGATGAGAAAGAGGCTTATGCTGGACTCTTGGCTTTGGGACTTGACCCAAGAGAAGTAACGAAGACCGAACTCATCACCCCCGCACAAGCTGAGAAACTGCTAACAAAAGACCAAAAGCCGAACCTTGAAGCGTTAACTTCCCGCATATCTAGCGGATTAACGCTTGCACGAGACAAAGGTTTAACACAATAATCACTACCCCGAATCCCCCAACCCTGTGGCACAAGCCACTTCAACTTAAACTTTAAACAGGAAACATCAAATGAACCTTAACCTTTCAAACTCTGGCGGCTCTGGCAACTACATCCGCTTCTCCCCACAAGCTAACGCTTGGTCAAACCAAGATGGTGAATTCACACTAGAGAAGTTTGTCTTTGACCATGAGAACTTGCAAACTGGATGGATGCTAATTGCTGTTGGTGTTTATGAATTCCAACCTGATGAGTCTTTGGGTCGTAAAGCAGCACAACCATCACCCGATTTCAAGCGTGGCTTCAAGGCAACTTTCTATAACAAGACGATGGGTATTGCAGAGTTCTCTGCCAATGGTGCAGGCGCTAACATGGGCTTGGAAGGCTTGTGGAAGCAAGTGCAAGCGCAAGCTGGCGACAATGTGGGTAAGTTGCCCGTTGTCGAGTACAAAGGATCACGCCCTGAAAAGGTTGGTAAGGGTAGCACCCGTGTACCTGAGTTTCTTGTCACAGGTTGGGTAGCTAGACCAGCGGCAATGCAAGAGGGTGCAGCGCAAGCAGAACCTGAGTTCTCTGCGCCAGCACCTATTGCTAAACCCGCACCTAGCAAGCCAGCACCCTCCAAGCCAGCACCATCAATGGATGATGACGAGATGTTTAGCTAACCACTAAACTCCCAATGCACCAGAGTTTCGGGGGAGACTCTGGTTTTTTTGTCCCTTTAATAAAGATACCTAATGTCAGCACAAGAAATAGCGTCCAGTTTGGGTAACGCAAAAAAAGTAGGCAATGGTTACCTAGCATCATGCCCTGTACCTAGTCATGGGCAAGGCAATGGAGACAAGCATCCAAGTCTGTCTATCTCTATGTCGGATGATGGCAACTTCCTATTCAAATGTCACAGTGGATGCGATCAGCACACAGTTTTCTCAACAATTAAAGACATGGGACTCCTGCCAGCACTACCAGATAGACCTGACTACCTCGACAGTATCAAACCAATGAAACCCATACCCCTCATCTCTACGCCTGTGCTAGAGCATGAATGGCATTACACAGATGAAGATGGCATCAGCCTCTACATCAAGCAAAGATTCAAGACGTTTGACTCCAAAGGCAAGACATATAAGACCTTACGAGTCATGCCCGATGGCAGTCGTGTCGGTAAGCTAGGAGACTGTCGCCTCGTACCCTACAAACTGCCCGATCTGCAACAGGCAACAGCCGCTGGACGAGTTGTCTACATCACTGAAGGTGAGAAAGCGGCAGATGCCTTGGGCAGCTTGGGCGTGGTGGCTACGACAAGTCACGCTGGTGCTAGTGGTTGGAATCCTGAACTTAACCAATACTTCAAAGATGCCAACGTGGTAATCGTGCCTGACAATGACTTGGTGGGTTGGCATTACGCTCAGAAGGTTACAGAGGCACTCATACCATTCGCCAAAAGCGTCAGAGTCTTGGACTTGAACCTAAGTAACCCTAAAGAAGATGCTTACGAGTGGGTTAACAGATACGATGGCAGCAGAACCTTGCTGGCGCAAATAGCGAAAGCCTGTCCTGTTGTGGAGTCTTTAGGTGATGTACATCCTCCACAAAGATTGATGTACTTATTAGAGTCTCAAGACTCTGAAGAACCCCCCAAGTCCAAGTTCCTTGTCGAGTCTTGGGACACCATCAAGGATGAACCAGTTGAGTGGCTAATCGAATCCATCATCCCTAGACGAGCATTCGTAGCCCTGTACGCACCACCAGCCAGCTTCAAGTCATTCATTGCCCTAGATATTGCTGAAGCAGTGGCAACAGGACGGGATTGGATGGGTTACAGAGTACCCAAAAAAGGCGCAGTCTTGTATATAGCTGGTGAAGGTCATGGCGGTATGGGCGCAAGGGTAAAGGCTTGCAAGATACAGAATAACAGTCCCGATGGCGCAAACCTTTACGTTATCAGAGCGCAAATCAATATCAGATCAAGCCAAGAAGACTTTGATGCCTTAATCAACGCAATCAACGAGTTACTAGCGCAAATTGATGAACCACTAGAACTCATCATCCTAGATACCTTGATGCGGATGAGTGGTGGCGGCTTTAACGAGAACAGTTCTGAAGATATGGGTGGGTTCATCACCCAAGCTGGCAAGTTACAAGCAATCTACATCTGTGCCATGCTGCTCATCCACCATAGCGGTAAAGACATCACTAAAGGTCTACGAGGTCACTCTAGTCTGCTAGGTGCTGTAGACACTGAACTTGAGATACAGCGGCAGGCTTCGGTTATCAATTCGGCAGATACGTCAGTTATCGGCAATGCAATCCTGACAGTG